CCGGCCACACCGACACACTGGAAGTAGCCGCCCGCCGGGCGGTGCTGACTGGCGTGAACCAGACCGGTGCAAAGCTGCAGGTGGCCCGGGCCGATGAGATGGGGGTTGAGTTCTTCGAGACCACGGCCCACGGCGGGGCCCGCCCTTCCCACGCTGAGTGGCAGGGCAGGCAGTTCCACCGGGGCGGCGCTGTGGACTACATGGGCAAGCATTACCCGGACTTCGAGGCCGCCACCGGCTACGGCACCGGAGCAGGGCTGTGCGGCTGGAACTGCCGTCACACCTTCTTTTCCATCTTCCCGGAGCTGGGCCCCGCACCCGCCTGGACACAGGCAGACCTGGAAGCCCTTAACGCCCGGGACATCGAGTACAACGGCGGCAGATACACCCGGTACGAGATATCCCAGATGCAGCGGGCCCGGGAGCGCACCGTGCGCAAGTACAAGCGCCGGTATCTGGCTGAGGATGCCGCCGGGGCCGACACCACCGCCAGCGCAGTGAAGCTCCGGCAGGCCCGTCAGGAGCTGACTGACTTTATCAGCGCCACCGGCGGCAGAGTGGACAGCGCCCGGACGAGCGTGGCAGGCTTTGGCAGGAGCGAGGCGGGCAAGGCCAGTTATACAGCCCGAAAGCAGGAACGTTTTGATTCTGCAAATGTGGAATTGCAACAGATGCGTGAGGCTGGTACAATAAAGGCGAAAGGCAAGTTGATTGAATCGCCGCCTGCACCCAATGAAATCAACTTTGCGAGCGAACACGTTCTGCAGCGCTGGGCAGAACGTGGCATGGGGCCGATGGATGCCGAACGCATTATCCGCTCTTCCAAAGTCGCAATGTCCCAGCGTAACGGAACACAGACCTGTTACTATTCCGAGTATGGTTTTGTTGCCATTGGGCAGAATGGCAATGTTTCCAGTATCGGGCCGCTGGATGAGGGCGGTCAAAAATTGATGGATGTGGTTAAGAAACATGGTATTCCGCACTAACGATACAGCAAAGCCGGAAGAATGGTTTTGCCCTATCTATAACCGCAAAATCGACTGCGGTTTGTGCTTTGAGGTCTCCAATATTGGCGATGATACTCTTTGCCTGAAGGGTGACGATAAGCCACCTTGCAATTGGGCAGAAGCCCATAAAACCTGCCTTAATTGTCCCCGTTATGCCGACTGGGACTGACCAAACCTAATACCGCAAGCGTCTTTGCCCAGCCGGGCAGGGGCGCTTTTTTCATGCCGTCTTAGCTCATTCTGGAAGAGCGCCGGTCTCCAAAACCGGAAGCGGGAGGTTCGATGCCTCCAGACGGTGCCATCGCAGAGGGCAGTGCGTACCCTGCCCACAGCCAAACACGGACGGAGAACCGTGTCACCAAACCGTGGTTTCACCAACAGAAAGGAGTTTTTCCACCATGAAGCGTGAAGACGTGAAGAACAAGATCCCCGGCATTACCGAGGAGCAGCTGAACTGGATCATGGCCGAGAACGGCAACGATGTCAACCGGGAAAAGACTGCCGCCGAACAGTACAAGACCCAGCTGGAAAACACCCAGGCTCAGCTCAAGACCGCCCAGGACGGCCTTGCCGCCTTTGACGGCAAGAAGAAGCCCGAGGAATACGAGGCAGACATTGCCAAACTCAAGGGCGATATGCAGGCTCAGGCTGAGGGCTTTGCCTTTGACAATGCCCTGAACACCGCCATTCTGGGAGCCAAGGGCCGCAGCGTCAAGGCGGTCCGGGCACTGCTGGATCTGGATGCCCTCAAGGGCTCCAAGGACCGTTCCACCGATATCTCCAAGGCTCTGGAAGAAGCCGCCAAGGCGAACCCCTGGGCCTTTGGCGAGGCGGAAGAGGGCGGCGCTGGTTCCGTTCACGTTTCCAGCGGCAAAGAGCACGGCACCCCGCCCGCCGGTGACATTGACCCCGTGACCGCTGCCTTCAAGGCGATGAACCCCGATATCAACATTGAATGAGAGAAAGGATATTCTTATGGCACATGAAGCACAGGTCCGCTATTCCAATCTGGTCGACCTCAAGCTGCGCAAGACGCTGGTGAAGAAAGTCGGCGTGATCTGCAACAACCGCTACGAGGGCAGCCCCAAGGCAGGTTCCGTCAAGGTTCCCGTCCGTGACACCGAGGTGGTGGTGAACGACTACGACAAGGCCAAGGGTGCAAAGCAGACCAGCGGTGACACCACCTACCTCACCGTCAACATCGACCACGACAAGGCCGTGAATGAGATCATCGATGGTTTCGATGCAGAGAGCGTTCCCGGTAATCTGGTGGCTGACCGCCTGGACAGCGCCGGTTACTCTCTGGGCCTGCAGATGGATTCTGACGGCTCCGTGGAGCTGACCACCGCAGGCACTGCCTTCGGCAATACCACTGCCCTGACCGAAAAGACCATCTACGCCAACATCGTGGATGCACGCACTCAGCAGTCCTCCATCGGCGTGCCCACCGCAGGCCGCTGGCTGCTGGTCTCCCCGGACACCTACGGCCTGCTCCTGAAGAGCCCCGAGTTCATCAAGGCTTCCGACCTGGGCGATGCAGTTGTCCAGACCGGCGCTGTGGGCAAGATCGCAGGCTACACCGTGTTCGAGGATTCCACCCTGGGCGAGAACGTGGAGTATGTGGCCGGTCATCCCAACTGGTTCGCCGTCATCGATGAGTGGGCCGTTCCCGTCCACCTGCAGGATCTCTCCGGCTCTGGCGATTTCATCGGCGCATCTGCCGTGCAGGGCCGCAAGGTCTACGCCTACAAGGTCACCAAGGGCCAGACCATTCTTGTTAAGAAGAAGGTCGCAGCATAAGGAGGCCGCCATGCTTTACTGCACCTACGAACAGTACCAGACAGCGGGCGGCACGCTGGACGAGACCGCATTCACGCCGCTGTGCTTCCGGGCCTCGAAGCTCATTGACCGGGCCACCTTTGGCCGGGCCGAAGCCCACACCAAAGGCTGCGCCGACTGTGCCGAAGCTCTGGCCATGGCCTGTGCGTCCATCGTGCAGAGCCTTGAACGGGCCGAAGCGGCACGCGCTGCCACCGGCTATGCGCCGGGCGTGACCAGCGTCAACAACGACGGCTTTGCCGTGACGTTCTCCGACGGAGCACTGGCCGAAAAGCAGGCCGCCGAAGCGCACAGCATTCTTTCCGGCTGCCTGGGGCACGACCCCCACGGCCTGCTGTATCGGGGGTGTTTCTGATGCAGTGCAGCGTTACCGTTGTGAACCTCATCCACGACACCGCCACCGAGATTGACCGGCCTGCCTGCCACGTCATCCCGGGGAGTAGCTGGCGGGAGAAGCTGGACACCTCCGGCGGCGACCCCCAGCGGACGGTGCACATCCGGCTGCCCCCTGCCGCCGGGTATCTGCCCTATTTCCAGTGGGCAAAGCTCCCGCCCGGGGAAAAGGCGGCACACTGGACGCTCAAGCGGGGCGGCAAGCTCATCTGCGGCGCTGTCCGCAGCCTGACCGAGGCCGAGTATGCTGCCCTCGAGAAAACGCACATCTGCTGCACGGTGGCGGCGGTCTCCGACAACCGGGAACCGCTGCTGCCGCATTTTCATGTAGAGGGGAGCTGAGGAAATGAGCGCACCCGTTATTGACCTGAAGCTCAGGTTCCGGCCCGGCTTTCAGGCCGAAATGGACAAAGGCTTCCAGAAGGTCCAGTATGCGTTCTCACAGCAAGTTGCCAAAGCTGTGGATTCTTATGTACCCTTCGATACCGGCACGCTGAAGAACAGCGTCAACCAGGCATCCGACTTCAAAGGCGGCAAGCTGGTCTATAACACCCCGTATGCCCGGCGGCAGTATTACCTGCACACGCAGGGGCAGGGTCTGCATGGGGAGAACCACCTGCGCGGCTCCTACTGGGGCCAGCGGGCCATTGCTGACCACAAGGACGAGCTGGAAAAGTTCGCCCACGATGCCGCAAAGCAGTTTCTGGGAGGGAACAAATGAGCGAAACCGTAAAGCCCACCATTGCCGCCCTGCGGGACTGGCTCAAGACCTGCCCTCTCATCGCTGAGGAGCAGGATGCCACCGGTGCAGCCTTCCGCATTGCCGGGCTGGAAGAGGAAGCCACCGCTTTTTCCATTGAGGACAGCCCCACCGACCCCATTGTGGAGAGTTACATCTCCGGGCGAGATCTGGCGAAGAACTACCTCTTCCTGTCCCGAAGGGAGTTCGGGGAGACCGATGTGCTCACCATTGAGAACAGCGGCTTCTTTGAACAGCTGGCCGACTGGGTAATGGAACAAAATGACTGCGGCATCCTGCCTGATCTGAGCAAATGCGGACACGGCAAGGAAGCCCAGAGCATTGAAGTCACCTCCACCGGCTACATCGTCACCGACGGCTCCGGAAGCTGCAAAATGCAGATGCAGCTCCGGCTCGTCTACTATCAACCCAAACTTTGAAAGGAGACCATCCTATGACTGTTTCCGAAACCCTGACCGCGCTCAAGACCAAGAAGGGCATCGTGCCCAGCGCGGACTACACCGGCACCGAAAAGGCCGATGATTTCATCTTTGCGATCCAGACCGATGCCTCCGCCCAGACCAAGGAGAGCGACTGGATCGTGTTTGCAGAGCGTGTCAAGGAGCACTCCGGTGCCCTGAACGCTTCCACCGAGGACACGCCCTATATCCGCGCAGGCACTGTCACCGAGAAGGGCGAGACCCAGCGCACCTTCTCCCTGAATGGCAACCGCTGCGTGGGCGACCCTGCGCAGGATTTCCTGCTCTCCCACAAGGTCAAGTTCGGCTCCGGCACTGATGTGGTGTTCCCCTATATCTACTTCAGCGCAAAGACCGGCAAGGGCGAGAAGGGCGAAGCTGCCTTTATTGTCACTGCCGATGCAAGCGGCTCCGCCAGCAACTCCGCAGGTTTTGCCTGCGATGTGAAGGGTGTTGGCGTTCCGGCTGAGTTCAACTACCTGACCCTGACTCAGGCCGACACGCAGTCCACCAAGGCTGCCAAGGTCTGATAACAACACCACACAGCCCTCGTTCCCCGGTGAACGGGGGCCCTTTTTGTAACAGGAGGACTTCTATGATCATCAACGGCATTGAATTTGATTTTTCCACCCTGAACGCCAACGACGTGGATCGGATGCTGGCTGCGCAGACCCGGCAGCAGGAACGTGCTCGGACGGAGGGCAGCCGTTACACTCCCGAGAGCGATTACCCTGCCTGGCTGCGCTTCCAGTGCCGCATCTTTATGGACTACCTGGACGAAGTTCTGGGCGAGGGTGCTTCTGAGAAACTGGGGCTGGACGGCAGCAACTTCAACGCCTGCCTGACGGTCAGCAAGGCCTTTGCCGAGGCCATGGCCGCAGAAAAGGCCAGTGTCAGCGCGCTGATCCACCCCGCTGAGGATCGGGCGCAGGTTTCGGCAGCACGGGCCATCCCTGCCCCCATGAACCGTGAGCAGCGCCGGGCCGCAGTCAAGGCACATCCCGCCGTGGTGGATTTCCGGGCGCAGGAAGCGGCAAAGGCCGCCCGCCGTGCCCAGCTGAAGGCAGAGCTTGAGGCACTGGACAATGCATGACCTGCTGACGGACACCCTGCCCACCGAGTGGGAGGGCCGCGCCATTAACTGGGACTTCCGGCCCATGGTCTGGCTGCTGATCCGCACCCGCCGTGTTAAGACTGACGAGGACAGCGCCCGGCTGATTGCGTCGGCCATCCCACTCTTCTTTGTGAAGCCGATTCCGGTGGCGCAATATCCGGAAGCCTTTGAATCTCTGGTGCGCTTCTGCCAGGGCGGCGGCCCCGAGGACGAGGAGCGCACCGGGACTGGCAGCAGCAGCGACCCACAGGACGAGCCTGTGCTGGACTACCGGTGCGATGCCGACTACATCGTGGGGGCCTTTCAGCAGGCCTACGGCATCGACCTGACCGCCGACAAGGTGCACTGGTGGCGCTTCAAAGCACTGCTTCATGCCCTGCCGCCGGAAACGCCACTGGGCAAGATCGTGGAGATCCGGGGCAAGGACACCTCCGGTATGGACAGGGCCGACAGGGACTACTACGAGACCCTGAAAGAGCGCTTCGCCCTGCCGGATGGGCTGAAGGGGGTGAGGCGGAATGAGACCTTGCAAGAGCACGAGGACGCTTTCCTCGACCGCTTCGGCTGATTCCCGCGCCCCGGTGCCCTGCCCCTTCTGCGGCAGAGCGCTGCCCGTGTGGGCGGCTCCCGAAGCCCGCGCCCACGGTTTGTGGGTAAAATGCAAAAACCCCGCATGCAAGCGGGAGGTAGAAATCAAGATATAGCAGCCTGTGCCCCTGTGCCCGCGCTCCGATTGAGAGGTGGACACAGTGGCATTTGATTTTAGCGTTACCGGCAACACCAAGTTGGACACCAGCGGCTTCACGCAGGGTGTCAGCAGCATGACCGTCGCCGCCGGAACGCTGATCGCAGACCTGGTAAAGACGGCCAGCAGCCAGCTGACGAATCTTGCCCAGAGCGCGATCCAGAACGGCTCCATCTACGAGACATCGCTTGCCAAAGTCGGGACCATCGCCGATCTTGGCAAGCTTTCGATCCAGAAGCTGGGCAGTCAGATCACGGACATGTCCAACACCATGGGCATTGCGGCCACGGATATTGCCGAGGCTACCTACCAGGCCATCAGCGCCGGGCAGGACACGGCCAACGCTGTGGAATTTGCAGGCCAGGCAGCGAAACTGGCAACCGCCGGTTTTACCTCCACGACCTCCGCCGTGGATATCCTGACCACTGCCCTGAACGCCTACGGCTTGAGCGCCGACCAGGCGACCCACGTTTCGGATGTACTGCTGACCACCCAGAACCTGGGCAAAACCAGCGTGGACGAGCTTTCTTCCAGCATGGGCCGTGTCATCCCGCTGGCTGCTGCTTACAATGTCAGCGTAGAAAACCTGTCCAGTGGTCTGGCCGTGATGACCGCCAACGGTATCGCCACTGCCGAGGCGACCACTTACACAAAATCCATGCTGAACGAGCTGGGCGACACCGGGTCCAGCGTCGGCAAGATTTTACAGCAGCAGACCGGCAAGAGCTTTGCCCAGCTGAGTGCTGACGGCAAGAGCCTGGGCGATGTGCTGCAAGTGCTGTATGACAGCGTTGGCGATGATGGCACCGCCTTTGCCGGTCTGTGGTCCAGCGTGGAAGCTGGCACGGGTGCCCTTTCCCTGGTGTCCGGCGGCGCGGATAAATTCAACGGCGTGCTGGGCCAGATGGTGGACAGCGCCGGAGCTACCGAGACTGCCTATGCGACCATGACAGACACCTTCCAGCACAGCATGGACAGCCTGCAGACCACGGCAGAGAACCTGAGTATTGACCTGTTCGAGGCCATGGAGCCGGGCCTGAAGGAAGCCGCCAACTGGGGCACTGACTGCCTGAATACCCTGACGAGTGCTCTGAATGAGGGCGGCCCGGCGGCCATGCTGGACGCAGCCAGCGGCATTCTGGAAAATCTGACCGCAGGTGTTGTTCAGAAGATTCCCGGGCTGGCATCGGCAGCAACTCAGGTCATCACCAAGCTGGTGCAGTATCTGGCTGACCATCAGGACGAGATCTTCGATGCCGGCATCCAGATGCTGGAACAGCTCATCATCGGCATCACCGACAACCTGCCCCAGCTGATCACAGCAGCAGCGGAATTGATTGCAAAGTTCTCTGCCGCGCTGATCTCCCATCTGCCCGACCTTCTGAACTGTGGTGCGGCCCTTCTGACCACACTGGTGGACGGCATTCTCCGCAGCATTGAGAACCTGGGAGAAGCCGCCCTTGCCTGCATCGCAAAACTGACCGGCGTTTGGGACGGCAGTATGGATGAGTGGGGCCACATCGGCGAGAACATCGTCACCGGCCTGCTGAACGGCATCACCGGGATGTGGGACACGCTGGTGTCCACAGTCAAGGGCAAAGTCAACGGCATGGTGAGTACCGTCAAGAACGTGCTGGGCATCCACTCGCCCTCGAAGGCGTTCACTGAGATCGGCGAGAATGTCACGCAGGGCCTTGTCAACGGCATCAACACCGGGGCCCCAGCGGCAGAGCAGGCCATCCAGAACATCGCCCAGACCCTCAGCGACTACGGCCCTGATTTTGCCACCGTAGGGGCCACCATCACAGAGCAGTTCCGCACCAAGCTCACCGAGGGCTGGGCGCAGATTCAGTCTGACATCCAGACGGATGCGCTGGGGGCCATCGAGACGCTGGCAACGGCCCTCAAGGATGGCGACCTCGAGAGCCTGGGCCTGTGGGCCGCTTCCTATTTCTGGCAGGCCTGCACCAAGGAGCAGCAGGCGCAGATTCAGGCCGTAGCCATGGGGGCCCTGAACCAGCTGGGCAGCGCCCTTTCCGGCGTGTTCGGGAACCTGAGCCAAATGGCCATGGGTCTGGTGGCGCAGTTCGTGCCCGCCGCAGCCAGCGCCACAGCCGGGCAGACCGCCCTGAACGTGGCCATGGACGCAAACCCCATCCTCCTCGTCATCTCCCTCATCGGGATGCTGGTGGGCGCGCTGATCAACTTCAGCGGCAAAAACAAAGAGGTCGCCAACGGCTTCCAGTCTGTCTGGGCGGGCGTTGAGGACTTTATGAGCTACATCTTCGAGGGCCTGATGCGCATCGTGGCGGCGGGCATCGAGGGCTTTGTCATCCTCATCAACGGCCTCATTGGCATGTATAACTCCGTGGCGTGGCACTGGGGCGGCCATATGGATTACATCAGCAATCCAGCCTGGAACTTTGCCAACCAAATTGCCGCCGACCGCAAAGCCCGGCAGGCCGAGCGAAAAAAGCAGCAGGAGGCCATCAACAACCCCAGCAGCTCCGGCAGCTCCGGCACTTCCACCAACTCCCAGAAGGTCATCGAGAGCATGACCGACACCAGCAAGACCACCAATGCCGACGGCAGCACCGTGACCACCAAGGTGCTCACCGAGAAGCTGCAGGATGAGACCGGCAAGATCACCCAGCGGGTGACCAAGACTGTCACCGAGGCGGGTACCAAGCTGGTGGACGGCGTGGAGCGCTCCTACAAGACCGTGACCACCTATGTGGATGGCATCCAGACAAAGATTGAGCGCAGCCTGAATGACATCACCAAGACTACCACGCCGACGGCCCCCACCACGCCGACGGCCCCCACCACGCCGACGGCTCCCACCCCGGACAAAGACCTGACCGACGCTGTGGAGGCCAACACCAAGGCCCTGCTGGCCGCAAACAGCAAGTTGGCCGAGATGGTGCGGCAAGCCGATTCTCTGGTGCTATCGGACAACATGGCCATCAGCCGGTCTGTGGCCGCTTCCGGCACGGCACAGGTGGCCGCAGCCGCCAACAACTACCACCGGGAGGGCGACACCAACATCATCCAAAATATCTACTCCAAGGCCCAGACAGCGGCAGATCTCCAGCGGGAAGCACGCTGGGAAGCCGACCGGGCCAAGGCCCAGAAACGATGAAAGGAGGGCTCCACAATGCCATTCAGAAAAGACCATTTGCAGCTGGTCACGGATGCCGGGGCCACTCTCGACATCGGGTGGGCTTACGGCACGCCCTACTCCCTCGACCCCATCAACGGCGTGGACGTGGACGTGCAGACCGCCCAGGGCGTGAACCAGGTGGGCGTGAGCGTGGAGCGCCAGAGCGTGGCCGGGGTGAGCCGTGAGCTCATCATCCACTGCCACAGCTCCCACGGCGATGCGGATGCGGAATTACTGCTGGAAAAGCTGCCCTATTTCACCAGCGGCACAATGTACTTCGAGGATAAATACTTCTGCCGTTTCGTGCTTTCCAAGACCCCCTACACAAAGAGCATCCACCCCTACCCGGTGTTGGCCTTCATGCTCTTCTGCCCGAAACCCTTCTGGTACAACTTGCAGGCTCAGAGCTTCTGCATCAACGGCTTTGTACCCAGCTTCAGGCTACCCATCAATTACAGCACACCCCACCGGTTCGGCGTGCGCACCTCAATCGGCTGGCTGAATGCATATAATCCCGGTGCGCTGGCGGTGCCCTTCACGGCCACCCTCAAGAGCGACGGTGCGGTGGTCAACCCCACCGTGCTGAACATCGTCTCTGGTCAGAACATCCGCATCCTGACCACCCTGACCCCCGGGCAGGTCATCGAGATCTACCGCACCACCACCGACAAGCTGGCCGTCAAGCGGACAGAGAACGGCACGGAGGAGAACGTTTTCTCCCTGCTGGACGAGGACAGCGACCTGCTGGAGCTGGCCCCCGGAGACAACCTGCTCAAGGCCACCGCCGACAGCGGCGAGACCAGCCTGCAGGTGACGGTTCGCTTTTATCCCATGGTTTCGGGCATTCTGCCGGAGGTGATCTCGTGACACTGGACGTTTTGGACGAACTGACCCTCGCCCGGCTGGGCCGGGTGGAGGTATGGGTGAGCCTTTACTGGGACGAGCCCTACAACACCGAGGGAGAGTTCACGTTGGAGGTGCGCCCCACCGAGGAGAACCTGTCCCTACTCCGGGAGGGCCGCTGGCTGCGCCGCAGTGACAGCGACGTGCCCATGCGCATCTGCCACCGGAGCAACGAGAATCAGGACAGCAACTTAGTGGTCACCGGCTTCCCGGGGACGTGGATCTTCACCAAGCGGGCCGGTACCAGCATCGTGAAGAACGAGAACGCGGAACAGGCCATGCGCAGACTGGTCAGCGCAATGCAGCCATGGCCCAAGCTGGAGCTGGGTGCTGCTGTGGGCTTCGACACCACCTACACTGCACAGACCTCCGGCGGCAGCATCATGGACTACCTGATGACCATCGGCGCGGCTTGTGATCTGGGCTTCCGGGTGCGGCTCAGTGGTAAAAACGACCAGAAAAAACTACTGTTCGAGGTCTACCGGCCCACCGCTGATCCAAACAACAGGTTCAGCACAAAGTGGGGCAACCTGCAGCAGGCCGCGTGGGCCTTTGGCGACAGCGACTACGCCAACGTTGCTGTGGTGCAGGGCGCAGGCGAAGGCGAGAACCGGGCCACCGTGACCGTGGGCCTGACGGATGCCACCGGTGCCGACCGACGGGAACTGTATGTGGATGCCCGGGACGTGCAGCCGGACGAGGAAAAGGGCGAGACCACCAAAAGCCAAGCCTACCTCGAGCGGCTCATGGCCCGAGGCACGAATAAACTGCTGGAACAGCTCCGCACCGGAAGCATCGAGCTGACCATCGATGCCGAAGGGCTCTCCCCCGGGGATGTGGCCTACTGCACCATCCCGGAGCTGGGCTACAAGGCCACCGTCCGGGTGGCCGATGTCATCACCCAAAGCCAGAGCGACAGCACCACCCGCACCGTGCGGCTGGGTACGCCGGTCTGGCGCAAGCTGTAAGGAGATGATCTTTTGAGCAAAATCGTTTTATACCCTGCAAACGGGTTCGACTTCGATGCCGCAGACGTGGCGGCCTACCTTGCGGGCCTCACCTCGGGTGTGTTTAGCGGAGCTGAGGACTTCCCGGTGACAGCCGCAGGCGGGCTGAAGGTCACCGTGGGGGCGGGCCGTGGCTGGGTGCACCCCAGCCGATTCACCGGCTACTCCATCACCAAGCGGGAGGCCGACACCCTGACCATGCCACTGGCCGACCCGTCTCTCCCCCGCATCGATCGAATCGTCATGCGCTATGATGCCGGTGCCAGAGCCGCCAGCCTGCAGGTGCTGCAGGGCACGGCATCCAGCACACCCACGGCCCCCGCCATTTCTCGCACCGAGCTGATCTACGACCTCTGTCTTGCCGAGATCACCCGCCCGGCAGGCTCCACCGCCGTCACCACCGGCCAGATCACCGACACCCGGCTGGACGAGAAACTCTGCGGCATCGTGCGGGACGGTGTGACCGGCATCCCCACCGACGAGCTGCTGGCCGCTGCCAAGGAACGCATCGGTGAGCTGGAGGAGAAAGCCACCACCAGTGCCGCTGCCGCCAAGGACAGCGCGGAAGCAGCCAAGAGCAGCGAGACCAAGTCCGCCGCCAGCGAGAAGAACGCCAGGACCAGCGAGACCGCCGCCCAGCGGGCTCTGCAGGACACGAAAACGGAGCACACCGCCGCCTTGCAGGATATCGCACGGGCCCGCACCACAGCCCTGACCGACGTGGCCAACTCCACCAGGACAGCCACCACCGCGGCAGAAAATGCCACCCAGCAGGCCACCGCCGCTGCGGGGAGCGCTTCCACCGCCTCCACCAAGGCCGGGGAGGCATCTGCCAGCGCGGGGGCGGCGAAGAACGATGCCGACCGGGCAGAGAAAGCCAGCACCAATGCGGCCAATGCGGCCGCCAATGCCGTGAAGCAGGCCAAAGAAGCCGGAACCTTTGATGGCCAGTCGGCCTATGCGCTGGCTGTTCAGCTGGGATACACGGGCAGTGAAGCCGCATGGATTGCCAGCCTGAAAGGCGCAAAGGGCGACAAAGGAGATACCGGTGCGCAGGGCCCCAGGGGTGCTACCGGGGCTACCGGCCCGCAGGGGCCGCAAGGGCCCACCGGTGCAACGGGAGCCAGAGGCGCAACAGGTGCTACCGGCCCACAAGGCCCGGCGGGTGCTTCGGCGGTAGCAGCAAGCGGCAGTAACTGGGTAAGATTTTCAGACGGAACACAGATCTGCTGGTACTCCATCAATTCAGACGGAAACGATTATACATGGTCATTTCCGGTGGCATTTTCTAATACGGCATATTCTGTTGTTGGCTGCCCTATCTCATTTTTATCGTTTGTTTGTAAGAACAAAAGCACGACATCATGCACGCTACCTGGAACAAACGATACAACATGTTATAGTATTGCTGTTGGCCGCTGGTGGTGAGGTGAACATAAATGGAAATTAAACCCGGAACAAAAATCCTGAAGCCTGTTATCACGCAGGAAGAGTGCGATGCCTATTCTGCCGTTGTGGATGCCATTACCGCCCACAATGCAACGGCTGCTGTGGGCGATGCCCTGTGGAGCATGGATGACCAGCCGGAGGCTTACGTTGTGGTTGAGGCCGGCACGCAGCCAAACCCTGCCGATGCACCGAAGCCGGCCCCTACACTGGAAGAGCGGCTTGCTACGGTGGAGAGCGCCCAGGCAGATGCCGATGCGCTGAACGTTGACCAGGCCTACCGGCTGACCCTGCTGGAGCTGGGGATCACTGAGTAAAACCCTCTGCCAAGAGGATGATAACATTTTAAGATGGGGCAGCGCCCCGGAAAGGACAAACCTATGTTGTACCGTACCTGTAAACGCATGATCGAACGCGGCAATCTGGAGGGCATGAGCACCAAGCTGGACGTTTTCTATGCCGCGAGCAAGTTGACTGATGACGAGTACAAGGAGCTGACCGAGCTGCTGGCCGAGAAGGAGGCGCAGAATGCCCAGAACAATTCTTGACGTTTCCCGCTGGCAAGGCAGCATTGACTGGGATGCGGTGAAGCGCAGCGGCCTTATCTCCGGCGTGATGATCCGGGCCATGGGCAACAGCAAAGAGGGCAAGCCCAGCAAGCCATACATCGACCCCTTCTTTGCCCACAACTACGCCGAGTGCACCCGACTGGGCATCCCGGTGGGCGTGTACGGCTACTTCAAGGCCACCACCAAGGCACAGGCCGACAAGGAGCTGGCCCTGTTCAAGCAGGCGCTGGGCGGCAAGACGTTCCAGCTCCCGGTGGCTGTGGACATCGAGGACAAGCTGCAGGCGGCCCTGAGCAAGTCTACCCTGACTGACATTGTGGCCCACTGCCTGAGCGTGGTGGAAAGCTGGGGCGTGTACGCCATGCTCTACACCGGCCTGAACTTCGGGCAGACCAACCTTTACATGGGCGGCGCGGCCCTCAAGCCCTACGACGTATGGCTGGCAGCCTATCGCACCAAGAAGCCCACCCCCGGCTGGGCCTTCGGGATGTGGCAGTACACCAGCAGCGGAAAGATTCCCGGCATTGCAAAGGGCGTAGACCTGAGCGTGGCCTACAAGGACTACGCGGGCATCATCCAGCGGGCCGGGCTGGGGCAGGTCAGGGGGTGAGACCGATGGCAAGTTATCTGATTTCAGATGCACCATACGCACCCTGGCTCTCAGAGGTTCTAGCTACACTGGAAGAGCACAAGATCGACCGCATCACCATAGCAGCGCCTCTGGCAGATGGTGAGGTGTTCACGGGGTACTACAACATGAATACCCAAGACAAGGCCCTGCTGGCATCCAATATCCAAGCAGATGCCGTTCTGGATGCGGTGTGTCACAACGGACAGCGCATCCAGCAGGCGTGGGAAGATGATGAGGAGGGGTGAGACCGATGTGGCAGTTTATCACGGAGTATTGGGCCGGGTGGCTCTGTGCTCTGATCGGCGGCGCGATCCTTGCCGCCATCCCCAAGATCAAGGCCCTGTGGGACGCGGTGCTGGCCCTGCTGCACGACCGCATCTATACCGAGTGCTACCGTTTTATGGAGCTGGGGTACATCACCCGCGACGGCCTGCGCAACCTGAATTACCTCTACAAGACCTATCATGTGATGGGCGGCAACGGCACTGGCACGGAATTGTACAAGAGAGCCTGCGCTTTACCCATCCACGACTGAAGAAAGGAACTGACATTATGAACGCACACATCCCTGAGAACAACACCCCCGCCATCCCCGCCGCAACCATCGCCCGCACCGTTGTGCTGGCACTGGCCCTCGTCAACCAGCTGCTGAGTGCAAGCCGGTGCTGCCCATCGACAGCGCCAGCGTGGAACAGTGGGTGACGGCTGGCCTGACCACCGCTGCCGCCATCTGGGCATGGTGGGAGAATAACTCCTTCACCCCCGAGGCCATCCACGCCGATGAGCTGCTGGATCAGATGCAGGGGAAGATCAAGTAAGAGTACATAGCAGCAGCCCCGGGGAGCCTGATGGTTCCTCGGGGCTGTTTTCTTTTGGCATGTTTCGGCATATTCCGACGCATTCCGCATTATCCGGCACATTCTGACATTTTCCGGTTAAAGTTGGATGGAAAGGATGTGCAAACTATGCCTGACGTGAAAATTTCGGACTCCCCTGCCCAGCTGGATCAAATCCTCCGGCCACTGGGAATCACCCGGAGCTCAAAGAATTACCGTGTTCTCTGCGACTGCGTGGCTCTGATTTGTGAGCAGGAGGACCGGCTGGAAGCTGTACAGAAGGAGATCTATACCCCCATCTCAGACCAGCGGCGTTGCAAGTGGTCCGCCATTCAAAGCGCCGTCCGGCGTGCAGCAGAGAAAGCCTGGGCGCTGAACCCCGAGGTCGTTCAGCAGTTGGCTGGCTATCCGTTGACCGGCGCACCCAGCGCGGTGCAGTTCCTGGAGATGCTTTACAATGCCGTGGTAAGAGGGTAACGAAAAGGCTGCCATGCGAGTGTGATGCGTGGCAGCCTATTTTTGCTTGATTTTCGCATAGTTTCCCGCAAAAGTGGGTTTGACTGTGGGTTACAGCAAAAGAAAAGCACCCAGAAACTTACGTCTCTAGGTGTTTTATCTTGGTGGGCGCGGGTGGATTCGAACCACCGAAGCTGAAAAGCAGCAGATTTACAGTCTGTCCCCATTGGCCACTCGGGAACACGCCCATATTCTATTTGCAGTCATCGCTGACTGCCTGTATATTCTATCATCTGAAGTGGCATTTGTCAACTACTTTTTCCACGGATTTTCTCTTTTTCTGTCGTTCTCTATTTTCCTGCGTTTTATCGCAATAAAAGCACTTCCTATAACAGCAAAAGACCCCAAAACGTTTTTCGTTTTGAGGTCTTTTTGGAGCTGGTGACAGGAGTTGAACCTGCAACCCATTGATTACAAATCAATTGCGCTGCCATTGCGCCACACCAGCATCGGTTACCTAGATAGTATACCACCAGCGGGCGGGTTTGGCAAGGCTTGATTTCTGATTCTACGGTTATTCCACGGTCACGCTCTTGGCGAGATTGCGGGGCTTATCCACATCACAGCCGCGCAGAACAGCCATATAGTAGGCAAACAGCTGCAGTGGAACGATGAGCTGCAGGGGCATCAGCAGGTCAACGTAGTCATCCAGACGCACCACATAGTCGGCCACGTCATCGGGCACCACGGCATCCCGGGTGGTGAAGAGCAGGACTTTTGCGCCGCGGCTCTTGGTCTCTTTGGCGTTGGAGATAGTCTTTTCGTAGACCTGCTTCTGGGTGGCAAGGGCGATCACCGGCACGCCGTCTGTTACCAGACTGATGGTGCCATGCTTGAGTTCACCCGCCGCATAAGCATCCGAGTGGACATAGCTGATTTCCTTCAGCTTCAGGCTGCCCTCCAGCGAGAGCGAATAGTCGAACCCGCGGCCGATGAAGAAGCAGCTCTGGGTATTGACGAAACGGCTGGCCAGATACTTGATCTGCTCACAATCGGCCAGGCGGGGCTTGATGACCTCCCCGGCCCGGAGCAGCTCTGCCGTCAGGCGGCGGATCTCGGCATCGGTCTGCATTCCCCGGGCGTAAGCCAGCCGCAGGGCGAACAGGTAGAGCACGCACATCTGCACCATGTAGGCCTTGGTGGAGGCCACGGCGATCTCAGGGCCGGCATAGGTGTACATGACATAGTCCGCCGCGCGGGCAATGCTGCTGCCCACCACGTTCACAATGGCCAGCACCGGCACACCCCGGCTCTTGGCCAGCTTGAGGGCGGCCAGCGTATCGCTGGTCTCGCCCGACTGGCTGATGATGATGACCAGATCCTCCGGCCGCAGGATGGGATTCCGGTAGCGGAACTCGCTGGCGATCTCCACCTGTGCAGGCACCCGGGCCAGCGCCTCGATGGCAGCCTTGCCCACCATGCCCGCGTGCATAGCCGTGCCGCAGCCCACCAGATGCACCGTGCCGATACGGCGCAGCCGCTCATCCGTCAGCTCAGGAACGCGCAGGTCAGGCAGACCGTTCTCCACACGGGGGCTCACCGTGGCCGTGATGGCCGCAGGCTGTTCGTTGATCTCCTTCAGCATGAAGTGCGGGTAGCCGCCCTTTTCAGCGGCTTCCTGATCCCAGTTGGCGGTCAGAACTTCTCGCTCCACCGGCTCCGCGAACTCATTGTAGAAGCGGATGCCGTCGGCGTTCACCACCGCCATGTCCCCCTCTTCCAGCACGCTGTACCGGCGGGTATATTTCAGCAGCGCCGGGATATCCGACGCAATAAAGTTTTCCTCTTCGCCCCAGCCCACGATGAGCGGGCTCTCCCGCTTGACCGCGAACAGGGTATCCGGGAAATCCCGGAACAGGACAGCCAGCGCATAGCTGCCCCGCACCATGGCCAGAGCGGCGCGCAGGGCTTTGAGGGGCTCTCCCTCATAGCAGCTGTCGATGAGCTTGACCAGGACCTCGGTGTCGGTCTCGCTCTCAAAGGTATAGCCCTTGGCCATGAGCCGCTCCTTCAGCACACCATAGTTCTCGATGATGCCGTTGTGGACGATGCTCACCCGGGGCGTAGAATGCGGGTGGCTGTTCACATCGCTGGGCTCCCCATGGGTCGCCCACCGGGTATGGCCGATGCCGCAGCCGCTCCGGGCCAGGGCCTCCACCGCCAGCCGCTTGCGCAGCTCCGCCAGACGGCCCTTGCTCTTGACCACCCGGATGCCGCCCTCCAAAGCCAGGGCCACACCGGCGGAATCATAGCCGCGGTACTCCAGCTTTTCCAGACCATCCAGCAAAACATCCTGTGCATTTCGTTTTCCAACATAACCAACAATGCCACACATACAAAACACCTCCATGCCGACAGCCCGGCGCAAAAAACGCGCGCAGCACAGCTGTCAGCCTCCTGTAACAGTTTATGTTCTTGTATGGCTTTCTTTGAGGGGATCTGTTACGGTATCACTGCCGATTTTTGCCCCTCTCTGCGGCTGGTATAGCCCATGGTCAGCCGGAGAAACATCCGCCGAAATTTTCGATGATTCCTCTCCTCGTCACCCTCACGGCTGTCACCCGTGTGGCCCGGCGCTTTGTGTCAACTGGTGGCAGACATCACTCCTCTCAATTAGAATCCTCTTAGACAAAGCCCTGCTATTAAACCCCA